CCCTCCACCAGTCAGAACCAGCAGGAACCAGCAGGATCGGAGTCGGATATTCCAACATCGGGAAGGATCGAGCCGAGACTGGTCACACCCGTTAATGCCAGCGAGAGTTTCGGCCCTGCCCTGACCTTGTGGGCGAAGCGCGTCCTCAACATTGATCTGATGGACTGGCAGAAGCGCGTGATCAATGACGCTCTCAGCTTGGACGAGAACGGTGACTTCATCTTCCGTGAGGCTTGCATCAGTACCGCTCGACAGAACGGTAAGAGCTTGGTCATGCGTGCTGTCGCCGGCTTCATGGCGACCGAGTATGCAGCAATTCAAAAGGAGCCTCAGACGATCGTCATCGTTGCCAACCAGAAGCGTCGAAGCATGGCCCTCTTTCGTGATGTAGTCCGAGATCTTGAAGACAAGTTTCTCTGCAAAGTACGTTGGCAGAACGGAGACGAGCGAGTCAACTTCCCAGACGGATCATCCATCGCTGTCGTCGCAGCTTCCGCTCACGCTCACGGAATGACCGCCTCAGTTATCCTCGTTGACGAACTTTGGGACATCAGTCCCGAGGTCGTATTTACTGCTCTCAGACCGTCACAGATCGCCATTAAGAAGAACCCGATGATGATGATGTTCTCTACTGCCGGCGACCAAGGCTCAACAGTTCTTCTCCAGCTTCGAGAGCAAGGGATGGCAGCGATTGACTCAGGCCGAACTGGTTCGCTGTACTTTGCAGAGTGGTCACTTCCTCCTGGAGTCAGTCTGGAAGATCGGCGCTATTGGGGTTGGGCGAACCCTGCCCTCGGTACGACGATCACGATGAAAGCGTTAGAGCTCGCGTTTGACTCGCCGAATCGGCAAGCGTTCATCCGAGGCCACCTGAACCTCTGGGTGGATTCCACGAACAGTTATCTCCCGATCAATCTCTGGAATGACCGAAAGACTGTGGATCTGATGCCACCGATCCAGTGGCTTGTCATTGACTCATCCGTTGACGAGTCACGCTATGTCGGGATCGGTTGCGCGTACGACGGGACGCGCGTCATCGTCACTACCGAGTTCGTCGTGGAATCCGCTCAGCAAATGTGGGCCGAAGTCGTGACTCGAATGTCCGACCCACAAGTTAAGCTCGCGTGTACACCATCACTTGAGATTCACTGTCCGCCAGACCTTCGCCGAAGGATGACCATCGTCGGTTACGCCGAGTTGATCAAGTGGACTGGTGCAGCTCGTGCAATGATCGTTGAGGATCGTGTCCGGCACACTGGCGACCTTGCACTGTCGGAACATTTCGCTCGAGCAGTAGCGGTGAAAAGCGGAGGCGCAATAGTTCTCAGTTCGCAGAAGAGCCCAGGGCCGATAGAGCTCGCTAGATGTTCAGTGTGGGGGATCATGCTGACGTCGCGTCCGAAGGCCACAGCGAAGCCTCAGATGGCTTTCGGCTGACCCTAGTGGACGCGCGCTAGAAAGTCTGCGAGAATCCGAGGGATGGCACTCTTCGGAAGTAAGAAGCAGGACGCGACACCTGCGTTCGCGCACGCACCGCTTCAAGCTGCAGCAGGTAGCGCCTCTCAGAGCGGGCTCGGTCAATTCTGGAGTTACACCGTCGGGGCCGCTTCCGAATTGGCCTTGTCCGTTCCGACAGTTTCACGAGCGACACAAATGATCATCTCGCTTGTGGGCTCGTTACCGCTTCGCCATTACACGACACAGTGGACTGGCGAAGAGTACGAGAAGATCTATCTTGAGACCGAGTCCTGGATGGACACTCCAGATCCGACTCTGACGCGTAACTTCATTATGAGCAATACCTGCATGGATCTCATGATGCGCGGTCGCGCGTTCTGGTATGTCACCTCACGTTCGTCTGCCACTGGTCGTCCGCTGTCGTTCCAGTGGATGCCCTGCGAGATGGTTGACACCTTGGATCAGCCAGGTCCGCAGTTCTTCGGAAAATCCAACAGCATTACATTTAACGGGATCGCCGTTCCGACATCCGATGTCATCCAGTTCCTCGCACCCGTTCAAGGATTCCTCTGGACAGGTCGCCGAGTCCTAGAAACCGCCATCAAACTTGATCGCAGTGCTGAACGCTTTGCCTCCAATGAGATTGTCGCTGGATACTTACAGCAGACCGACAGCTCTGAACCTCTTGATGCTGAGTCGCTTGGTGAGCTCGCTGCAGCATGGTCAAACGCTCGACGCGTGAACGCTGTCGGCGCATTAAACAGTGCCGTAAAATATGAGCAATTCGACACCGACCCCAGCAAACTTCAGCTCGTGGAAGCGCGAAACTTCAGCGCACTTGAACTGTCACGCGCGATCGGAGTTCCGGCATACCTTCTCGGAATCGGGATCTCTGGATACAACTACAGCAACGCGACACAAGCCAAGCAGGATCTCTACCTTCTCGGAGCGAAGCTCTACATGGACTGCATCCAAGAAACCCTCAGCGGAATAGACATCCTTCCGCGTAACAGGTTCGTGGAATTTGACACCGAAGATCTGATAGCAGATGTCGAGATGAATCACACCGAGATCAGTGTTGAAGAACCAGCCTCATCGCGCACACCCCAGGAGACCGCTTCATGATTCGACTTACCGCTCAACAGATCACACTTGACGCATCAGCAGATGGTAAACCATCACGCCAGATCACTGGACTCGCTGTCCCCTGGAACGTTAAAGCAACATTGTCCGGTGGAGAATCAGTCGTCTTTCTCGAGGGCTCACTTCCCGAAGATGGCCCGATGCCGAAACTTTTGGAATACCACGACGACACCCGAGTCATCGGACGCGTCACCGAACGAGTCTCTACCGCCGAAGGCATGATGTTCGTGGCAAAACTGAGCGCGACCAGAGCTGCCGATGACGCTCTCGCACTGCTCGCCGATGGTGCGCTTGACAGCGTTTCTGTGGGCGCAGTGCCAACCAAGTTCAAGCGTCTCGCAGACGGGACGCTAGAGGTCTCTGAGGCTAAGTTCGTTGAGCTGTCGGTTGTCACCGTTCCGGCTTTCGAATCAGCCCAGGTCTTTTCAGTCGCAGCCTCTTCACCCGAAGAGGAAGCTCCCGAAGAAGAAGTAATACCCAACCCAACCCAACCATCCGAGGAGGATGAAATGTCAGAAGCACTAGAAGCAGCAGTACCCACTGCTCCCATCCAGTACGCAGCACCGAAGCGCGAGTTCAAGCTTCCTACGATTGCGGAGTACATGATCAAGTTCGCAGCAGGCGGATCTGAGTTCGCTGAGTTCAACCAGCGCATCGTTGCAGCTGCACCGAATGTCACCTCGACCGACACACCAGGCATCTTGCCAGTGCCGATCATCTCGCCGATCTATAACAACTTTGTCGCGAACTATCGTCCGTTGATTACCGCAATGGGAGTCCGCCAGATGCCCGCATCCGGCAAGGTGTTCATCCGTCCAAAGGTCACAACAAACACGACCATTGGTGCAAGCAACGGCGAACTCGTCGCACTTGACCAAGGAACTTTCGTAGTGGACGATATTCAGATCACCAAGGCCCTCTACGGTGGATATGTCAATTTGTCCGAAGAGTCAATGGACTTCACTTCACCCGAAGTTCTCGGCGCTTTGATTGACGACATGGCTCGCATATACGCGAACGCAACCGACATCGCAGCTTGTACAACTTTCGCAGCTGGAGTTTCGCAGACCGAAGTTTTCCCCAATGCTTCAGACCCTGCTGACTGGGTGTCATTCATCTACAACTCAGCAGAGCAGATCTTGACCAACTCGAACGGCAACCTGCCCAACGTGCTTGTCATGTCGCCAAACTTCTACGCTTTGCTCGGTCAACTAGTTGACTCTTCCGGTCGTCCGTTGTTCCCAAATGTCGGCCCACAAAACGCATTCGGAACTACTGCAGCGAGCAACTTTAACGGCAACGCTTTTGGCTTAAATCTCGTAGTAGATCGCAACCTTGCTAGTCAGGTATATGTCGGTGACAGCACTGGCTTTGAGTGCTGGGAACAACAGCGCGGAGCCGTCAGTGTTGAACTTGCAGATGGAGCACTTGGTCGAGTCATCAAGTTCCGAGGATACTTTTCCTCCGTAATGATTGACGCGACTAAGTTCGTTAAGCGCGTCGCAGCCTAATCTGATTGACGAAGAGAGAGATCTGAACGATGGCAACATTCACAGTCACGCATCAAATGGTGCTAGACGATGTCGCTGTCGTTCAGACTCTCGAGTCAACCGACATCGCTGTCGGACAAACAATCACGCTCAGCGGATGCGCTGCACAGCTCAACGGCAGTCATGTCGTGTTCGCTGTACCGACCTACTTGTTCGTCGGAGTTGACGAAGAAGGCGATTACCTTTACGACACTGATGTCATCATCCCGAACCAGTTGCTCTTTCAAGATGTCGGGAACAACATCGGTCGGGAAGCAGTTGATCCAGTCGGTTCGCTCGTCTGGACACAGACGTGCACATGGATCACAGTTGCTGATCTGACCGAGTTTCTCGGCATCAGTGGAGCGACCGCCAATGACACAGCGTTCATGACTTCATCAGTTAATGCTTCGAATGCATGGTCATTTAAACGCAGAGTTCAAGCTGGATACCACGACAGTCTCACGACCGTCCCCGATGCTGCCGTCAAAGCTGGAGTCGTGCTCATGGCTGCGAGCTTGTACCGTGAGCGCGGAAGCATTGACTCGTTCTCAAGTTTCCAAGATATGAGCATCTCTGCACCCGTCGCTTCAATGGGTCGAATTAACCAGTTGCTCGGCATTAAGAGATCGCAAGTGGCATGAGATGGCAGGCATCTTCACAGACACGATTGATGCTGTCTCGGCGACGATCACAGCTCTCGGCCTTAAGCCGGTCACTGATCCTCGGAACGCTCGACCTCTTACTGTATTTATTGAGCTTCCTACTTTCAGTTCGTTCAATAACCAAACGGCGGACATCACGATTGATCTCCGAGTCCTGGGTGCGCCACCCGGCAACCAAGACACTACGACGTACATACTCGGAGTCGTTGATCAACTCATGAACTCCTCTCTCGCAGTCGTATCTGGACGACCCACAGTCGCTCAGATCGGATCGCAAGATCTACCTGCTTACGACCTCACAATTAGAATCGGCACCAGCCGCGTATAAAGGACAAACAATGGCAACAGTTACCTACCTCAGCAACCCCACCGTCACCGTCACTGCACCATCAGCGATGACACTCACCGATCACTGCTCAGCTGCAACCCTGACCCTCACGGCAGAAGCACTTGAGAACACAGCCTTCGGTCAGACCTCACGCACCTTCACCGCAGGGCTCTACTCGAATGAGCTCACGCTGACCTTGTTCCAGAGTTACGGCGCGACCGAAGTTGAAACAATGTTGAACACCTTATTCGGTGTTGAATCAACACTCGTCATCAGCCCAGCTGGCGCAGTCGAGTCAGCATCTAATCCCGAGTACACTTTGACAGGGTGCTACTTGGAAACCGTGACACCGATCTCGGCGACCGTTGGTGAGCTCTCGGTCGTTGAGGCCACCTTCAAGGGCGGATCATTCGTCCGCGACGTTACCTGATAGTTAAGTAATCCGAACCCCGACTAGGAGAACCATGAAACTCATACTCAGTGTCAAGCTCGCCGATGGCGAGACCTACCAAGTGTTCACGAACCTTTTCGTGATCATCTCGTGGGAACGCAAGATGAAGCGCCGAGCCTCAGATCTGTCAAACGGGATTGGGATGGAAGACCTCGCATACATGGCCTACGAGGCCAGTAAGCAACAAGGCCATCCAGTACCGATCTCTTTTGATGAGTTTGTCAAGAAGTTAGAAGATCTAGAAGTCGTGGAGACTGCATCGCCAGTCCCTACTCAGGAGGCCACCGAAGGCAACTAGCAGAGCTGCTAGTGGCAACAGGATTCTGGCCTCCGACAATTACATTCGAGACAGATGACCTGGCGACATGCGTTCAGATCATCAATGAACAAAGACGGAAGAACTAATGGCAGCATCAGTCGGAATCGAGTATGACGGACTGAAGCAGGCTCTCCGTGAAATCCAGAAGGTTGATCCTGCGCTTCGTCGTCAAATCACCAAGGACATCAAGAACGCCATGACTCCTCTGCTCTCGGCAATCAAGGACTCAATCCCATCGTCTGCACCGTTGACGGGACAAAAGCACAACGGACGCACAGCATGGAAAAACGAGTCAAAAAATGTCTCAATGAAAGTGGACACTCGTAAAGCACGCTCACGCAACCTCGCGCAAGGAGCACAATTCGAGTCTGTCGGAACCGTCAAGATCACCGCCAAGGGTGCAGCTCTATCAATGGCAGACATGGCAGGACGAGGCCCGAACCAGACACGCAACAAGAACCCTTTAAGAGCCCGTCCTGGCTTCGCTGGGTACTTGACAGCATCTCTCGGTCGTGGCCCGTCACGCTTCGTCTGGGCGCGATCTGACGACTACCTAGACGAGATCACACGCAATGTTGACAAGATCGTCATCGAAGTCATGGATAATGCCAACAAGAGTCTGGTGAAGCGCTGATGGCAATCAACCTTCCGATCATCTCAGAGTGGAATCCTGCCGGCATTAACAAGGCCATCAATGACTTTAAAAAACTAGAGACCAATGGACAAAAAGCATCGTTTGCAATCAAGAAGGCAGCAGTTCCTGCAGGGCTCGCTATCGCAGCTCTCGGTGCTGTCGCTTTTGATGCTGTCAAAGCGTTCGCCGAAGATGACGCTGCAGCCCAAAAACTTGCCACTACTCTCGGCAACGTCACCGGAGCGACCGACGCTCAAGTTGCTTCAGTTGAAGACTTCATCACCAAAACTTCAATGGCTGCAGCTATCGCCGACGACGAACTTCGCCCAGCTCTCGATTCACTGGTTCGAGGCACAGGAGATGTCACCAAAGCTCAAGATCTGCTCAGCCTCGCGCTAGACATCTCTGCCGGTACTGGTAAAGATCTCGGCGCAGTCTCTGACGCGCTGTCCAAGGCTTTTAACGGCAACCTCGGCCCACTTAAGAAACTAGATCCAGCACTTGCAAGCCTTGTTGAAAACGGTGCTTCAGCCGACGAAGTGTTTGCAGCTCTCGGCAAAACTTTTTCTGGTCAAGCATCTACTGCAGCGAACACAACTTCAGGCAAGATGAAGAACCTCGGGATTCAGATGGGCGAACTCAAAGAGTCCATCGGTGCAGCTGTCGCGCCATTAGTCGAGAAGTTACTGCCAGCGTTTTTAAAGTTTTCAACATGGGCCCGAGAAAACACTGGACTCATCGTCACTCTCGGAATAGTGATCGGCACTCTCGCCGGAGCAATCATCGGAATCAACGCAGCTCTTGCCATTTACAACGCGATTCAAGTATTGACGACAGTCCTCAACGGAGTTCTGACAGCATCATTCACAGCTCTGTACGTTGCCACAGGTATCATCGTCATCTTCGCAATCATCGCAGCGTTTGTCGCTTTACAAGCAAAGTTTGACATCTTCGGAAAAACTGTAAATTTAGTGAAAGGTTATTTTACAGGAATGTGGGACGTTGCTCGCTTTGTCTTTGGTGCAATCAAAACAGGATTCGAAAGTCTTAAAGACCTTGGTGCTGCAATTTTTGACAATGTCGGCGGAGCGTTTAAAGATGTTATTAATAAAGTTATTCGTTCAATGGAAAGCGGTTTAAACTTTGCTATTAGTGGATTAAATAAAGCCCTTGACGGTATTGACGCTGCCGCTGGCCCGTTAATTAATTTTGGAAGTATTCCAGAAGTGAACTTGCCTCGACTAGCTGAGGGAGGCATTACGACAGGCCCAACGATCGCCATGATCGGCGAAAAAGGGCCTGAGGCCATTATCCCTCTTGACCGACTCGGAAACATGGGTGGCAACACGATCAACATCACAGTCACCTCGGCAGATCCGAACGCTGTCGTCGCAGCTCTCCAACGCTATGTCCGCATGAGTGGCCCAGTGCCAGTGACCACGAGACCGCTCTGATGGGTCAGAACCTCTGGAAAGTTGAGATAAACGGCTATTACGACATAACGGATCATGTCTATTCGCTGTCCTTCTTTAACGGCAAGAAGAGATGGCTTGAGAACTACTCGCCTCAAACGCTGACTCTGACCATTGACAACTCGACAAACTTGGGCTCAACATTCCTCCCCGGATCAGAGATCAAGGTCTATAGGGACGGAGTTGGGACAAACAACAACGCGAGGAGCTTCTTCTACACTCAAGGAGTTTCTTACGATGACGGATTCCAGTACGCGTCAGGTGGAGCGACAGCGACAATCACAGCGATAGACCTCTTCGGAGTGTTGTCGCGTGAGCAACTCGTAGAAGAAGACCTCGGTGACCTCAACACTCTAGAGCAGCTGTCTCCATACACAGCACTCATCAGCTTTACGAACGACGGAAATAGTGCAGCCTATGGAACTCTGAACTACACCGGAAGCATTGGTGCTCGACTAGCGCAAAATATGCAGACCGAACACGGTCTAATGATCAACTACGGCGACACCATCAAATTATTGGCGAGGTCTCAAGTCGGCGACAATGTCTCAACATTGTCATTTGGTGGCACAGCATCGGCGACAGTGCTCCCTATGAACGCAGTGTTCAGGTCGGCCCTTGGCGACTCGTTTAACAATGTTGTCACCGTTGACGCACCTGTCGGCTCGTTTACAGCGACGAACGCTGTCGGAGTCGCGCTCTGGGGGACATGGGCAACCACCACGACTCAAGTAGACGGATCGCTGACACAAGTTCAAGGATGCGCCGAATATCTTGCAGCTCTGATGGGCGACGCATTAAGCGAAGACCAGATCTACTTTGAGATCCATGTCATGGATTACGCGGTCAACCCTTTCACTCTGAACTTGTTCATGCAGTACAACGACTTCATCAGTCAGAACATTGATGTCGTTTACCGCATACCTGGCACAGTCTCGGACACGACTTACGAGTGCGTCATTGAAGGACTACAGATCAACTCAGATCCTGAAAAGACTGAGTATGTGTTCTTCTTGACTCCTGCAGCTCTGTACCGTTCATTCATCCTTGACGACGCGATCTTCGGTACTCTTGACAACAACAGACTCAGCTACGGCCTAGCAGGGTTCTAAGGAGAAACAATGGCTATCCCCACCCTCCCAACATTTACCGCCGGTCAGATCCTGACTTCGAGTGTGATGAACGATGTTTCAACACTTGGCAACTATCAAGGGCTTTTCTGGATTAAGTCTCAGACGATTGGCACTGCAGTCTCCAGCGTGACTGTCACAGGAGCTTTCTCATCTGACTTCGACAACTACTTAATCACTGTCTCTGGTGGCTCAAACAGCATCTCAGGCTCTGCGTTTAACCTCAAGTTAGGTTCAACCACAACGAACTACTACTACAGCCTCTCTTATTCGACATACAACACGACACCAGCAGCGACAGGTGGCTCAAATGTTGGTAACTGGGATTATGTCGGCTCAGGTCAAACTACTGGACTGAATGCTGTCATAGAACTGAACTCGCCGTTCCTCAGTAAGGGAACAAGTGTCAGAGCTTCATTGGCCAATTCAACTTTTTACGCTGGCAACCAAGCCGGCTATCTAAACAACTCAACCTCATACACCTCGTTTATTCTTGCTACATCGGTCGGAACGATGACAGGTGGAACAATTCGTGTCTACGGACTAAGGAACTCACTATGACCCCCGAAGAATATATGGCCCTTTACCCACAAGATGCTGTTTACATTCAAGTAGATGACACCGAACGCCTCATGACTGACGAAGAGTACGAAGCATGGGTAGAGCAAGGTGTCTACAACATCAACCATCCTCTGCCATGAAAACTCTGCTCGTCGCTGCAGCTCTCATCATTGCGATGACTTTCGTGATCACCTCATGCACTGACCGCACTCGACACACCTGCGAAACTGATCCGTCTGGACGACGATGCGACACCTCAATCGGAGCAACTACACCATGAAAAAACTCAGCAACTCAGAGATCAAAGCCAGACTTATTTTTGTCGTAGGAATCACACTCTCGTTCGTGTTCGGAATCTCCATGCTCGGGATCTTGTACGGAGTGCTATTCGTCGTACAGCCTCTTGAGCCGTCACCCACGGATCAGGAATTTCTCAGCATCCTAAACCCAGCATTCATGGCACTTTTGGGCCTGCTCGGTGGAGTCCTCGCAAGCAACGGGCTCCGAGACAAACAAGACAAGGACAAAGATGACATCTAGACCGTACACAGGTAACAAAGATGGCAACCATCCGACACCGCGCGCCGGCACGAAGCGATTCGTGGAGTTCTGTGAGTATTTGTTCGGTGTCAAGAACATCGGCATCTATGCGAATCGTCCGATGCGCTCAGGCTCATCGCTGTCCGTTCATGCCACTTGGAGAGCTGTAGATCTCAAAGGTACGAAGCCTCAACGAAAAGCTCTTGTCGAGTTTCTCTTTGAGCATCGGGACGATCTAAACATTGAAGAGATACACGCTTACGATGGCACTGGATGCCCTCTGACTGGTCTCACAAAGTGGGGAGCAGGCTACCGATGCGATCGTGACGCTTGGAAGGCTTGGACTGCCACACGCAACGGAGGCACGCCAGGAGCTGACTGGACTCATGTCGAGATCTCGCCACTTATGTCAGACTCCCCGAAACTGGTTGAGGAAGCGTTCGCTCGAATCTTCGCCGAATGACTTGACATCGCGTCGCTGATTCGGTCAACTGATTCAGCCAAGAGAGCACGGCACAAGCCGAGCCCCGACACTGGAGGCACATAATGCACCCGTTCAAGTTCCTAACGTTCGTCGCTTTCGCCTATTTCAGCCTCGTCGTGATCTTCGGATCAGGTGGTGAGTCACCGCCAGAGACCACTGTCAAAGTCCCTCAGACCGTTCAGATCGTTCCTCTGACCGATGAGCAGATCGCAGACCAAGAAGCCCTCATCGCTCAGATGATCGCAGAGGAGAACGCGACGATCTACGACGAGCCCGTAGAGACCACCACGACGGTCGTACAGCTCGCCCAGATAGATCCCGACACCAAGTGTCAAGAATGGCTACCGCTCGCCGTAGAGATGGGCTGGCCCAATCGGACGGAAGTCCTGCAGACCCTCGGTCGCGTCATGTGGAAAGAATCGCGCTGTCAATCAATCTCAGCAGACTCTGAATGGTTCAATGGACACGATCACGGACTCACCCAGATCAACGAGATCCACGAAGAATGGTTGTCGGAGATGGGCTGGACACTTGAAGACATGGCAATCCCATCATCAAACCTCCGCTTCGCATTCCTACTGTGGAACGCTCGAGAAGAAGCTGGCAAGTGTGGATGGCAACCTTGGAGCATCTCATGCTGAAGTGGCAAGAGTCCGCAGCTTGTCGTGATCTGCCCGTTGACTGGTTCTTCCCCGAGGTAGGCGCGAGCTCATGGCACGATCTTCGGAGAGCTGTTGCTGTCTGCGAAACTTGTCCGGTTATTGAAGACTGTCTCAAATATGCGCTGTCCTTTGAGTACCGAGCCCTCCCAGGTATCTGGGGAGGGACATCGGAGAATCAGCGCCGAGGGATGCTCCACTCTGACACACCCATCAGGTAGGGTCGGATTATCCCACTAGGAAGGATTATCCATGAACGACCCCGACGGTATGGTTCAGACGATTCGTGAGCAGGAGAAGCACATCGCCGATCTTGAGCTTCGTCTGAAGATTCGAGACACGCGCATTAGGTTCTGGCAAGGAATTGCATCGGATCTCTATGACGAGTTGATCAGCTTTTACAAGCCTGCGAACGATCCATTCGGATCTATGACATCTACGATCAACCGATTTGAAGAGGCTGAACGCTATGGATCTCAGTAACTACATTGATGTTCCGACACGCTTCGCAGCTCTACTAGAGAAATGGCCTGAGCTTCGCATTAAGGAGCATCGCCCAGAGATCGTCACCATCGGAGACAAGATCTTCATCAGTGTCACGATGCAAGCATGGCGAACTCCTGACGACCCTCAACCATGTCAGGCAACCTGCTTCGAGCCGTTCCCAGGTAAGACGTCGTTCACGCGTGACAGCGAACAGATGAACGCCTCCACGAGTTGTCTCGGACGCTTGGCAGGGCTGATGATGTCGTTCCCGAAGATGGCCTCACTGGAAGAAGTGAAAAACCGTCAGAAGGACGAGAAACCTACGAAGGCTTGGGAGGCTTCTGAAGGTCAGCGACGACTGCTCAGAGCTCTCGGCTATGCCGGCGAGGTTCCATCTAATCGTGTCGCGTTTGAGTCGCTGGTTACTGATCTGAAGTCTAAGAAGATGACCGAAGGCGAAGCGTTCTGATGATTCGATTGCAAGTTACCGATCGTCTCATCGCTGAGGCTTGGACGCTTGTGGATGACTCCCATCAGACCTTGAAGGACTCAGGACGGTACACAGACGAGAATCTGCTGATCGGCGCGCTTGGTGAGATCGCTGTCATTGACTACTGCTGGAACAACGATCTCCTCATCTTCAAGAATAAGGGAAGGTCATCAGATCTCAAGCTGTACTCAGGGCAGACAGTTGAAGTCAAAACTCAGAAGGTCTCAACACTTCCAGAGCTGCACTATCGCGTCATTGCGGAATCGCGTTCCGAGAACAGTGAGAGATCGGACTTCTACTTCTTCACGCATCTTCAATATGTCGCCGGCAGACCAGAGGCTGTCTATCTTCTTGGTGGATGCTCCTGGGACAAGTTCTGGAGGCTTTCGGAGAGGCATCTACAAGGCTCTCCAATGATGCGCCACTATCCCGACGGTAACGAGGTCGCGAATGGTCGCTATTTTACCTTTGACACGAACCTCCTACCAATTTCACAGCTCGCACCACCAAGCGCCACAATCAAACATTTCAAGTCACTACAACAGAAAGAAGAAGCCCAATGAGCCCCGAACCTACCGAATGGATGCAACCCATCCGACCACTGAGAGTCCTATTCAAGACCTCAGACACCGACCGTTACTATGTCTATATTTTCGCTGTCCGAACGATCGGCGAGCACATGGAATATCTGACCATAGACGGAATCTTCATCAGCGCCCTATCTCGAAGCGTGAACCATGCCGAGACCATGATTGAGAACAACTGGACGAAACTCGGATGATCGAATACCAAGTGATCACCATGTTCCGAGTAGGACAACCTCGACTGCTGACCGAGAAACAAGCGAAGCAGCTTGAGACGAACCCTTCGGTCGTGTTGACGCTCCTTAACCAAGATCAGCATCTTGACCGCTATGTCAAGGTCATAGTGGATGGGACTGTCGCCGGCTATCAGTCCTATCGTGCTGGTAAGCGCGTCCGACTGGATGACATCGTATGAGCATCTATAGAGCGCCCAGACCAGAGTCAAATTGGACTCAGATCAGGAACGAGATCATTGAAGATCAGAGGCTCACATTCAAGGCCACAGCAGTCCTCATCTTCGTCCTCTCGAAGCCTGACAACTGGAGAACCTCCACGAGACACTTGGCGAGCGTGAAGCGCGAGGGCATAGATGCCATCAGGACAGCGATGACAGAGCTGGAGAACTGTGGCTATATCAAGCGCCGAAGGTATCAGGACGAGGGCGGTAAATGGTGCTACGACACGCTCGTATTCGACACTCCACAGCGTGTGGATAAGGCTGTGAGAAACACATCACCGCAGGTCGCACCTCGTGAGGATAATCCTGATGGGGAAAATGCCGATGTATATCAAGAACTAAGTAACAAAGACTCAGAATGTCTCGTCCCTACGCGTACTCACGTAGCAGATCACTCAACCTGTGGACAATGCCGAGACACAGGATGGCGAGTCATCAAGGGTCTAGACCTAGAGAAATGCGGATGCCTAATCGGCATGGAGCTTCATGGCAGGTAACCCGATCTACAACACCAAACGCTGGAAGGAAGTACGCCGGCTTGTACTCGAGGAAGATGGTGACTGCCACTGGTGCAGGCTCAAGGGCAAGCGCACACAAGCGACCCAGGTTGATCATGTCATAGAGCTAGATCGCGGAGGCGACCCATACGACCGCTCGAATCTTGTGAGTTGCTGCTCATCATGCAATGCCTCCAGAGGAGCACGATTCGTCAACGCAAAAACCGCCCAACGCATCCAAAAGCGCAATGAATCATCCAAACCTTTTTTA